AAATTTAAAAGTATTCTACTTACCGTATTCCCATCGGGGAAAGTATAATCCAATAAATTTGATAACTCTTCTTTTGTTATATTTGCACTAGGTATTGCTTTACGTTTTGTCAACAATGATCTAACAGCACTATCATACATCAATTTGCTAGATAATGTTGATAAATTATTTATAAGTCTATCATAAACCTCGCGTAATTTTTTCACCTCTTCCGTTTGCTCAACGGAATCAAAAGGATTATTAGTAAGCAAACCAAAAGTATTTGTATTTTTTGGTTCAGGTTTAGCTGTTTCCTTTCTTTTAGACTCTGCAGAAGGTTTTACAGTTTTTGGTGGGGCAATTGTAGCCTTTTTAATAGCTTCATAGTACCTGGGGTTTTCAATTTGTTTGTTTTGTTTGTTGATTGTAACAGTTTTTTGTGTATAAATCTTTAAACCTGTTTTATCAACAGTAACTAATTTACCCTCATCTTTTACTTTTTCTTGAGCTTCTGGATGTTCACTTTCATATTTTATAAGATCGTCTATACTCTTGTTATACACATCTACAAGAGCTTTTCTTATATTCTGTGAAAGTTCTTCTTCATTTAACCCTTCAATATTTAACAGTTCTTCTCCTTTTAAGGAAACCAATTTAGTTCCTTGTTTTACTAAAGCTGCTTTATTTGCATACTTTTGAGCACCCGGAATTTTTGCAGTTATAGTACTACCGTCTGGTAAATTGTTTATCTTTTCAGATAAATTTTCTACACTTTTAAATACTATTTCCTCTTTTTCAAAGACTTCAGAAGTTTTCTCTTCCTTCGGAGAAGGAACACTATCTGTAGTAATAACTCTCTCGGTTATAGGAATGTTTTGTACTACCAAATAAGATTTTGAAATTAAACCTTTAGATATATCTAAATCAGTACTTAAAAAATCATTATCAATGATTGTATTTAAATATCTAGCACCACTTTTAAAATCAATAATCTTATTGCCAGCTTTAATTTTAAAGCCATATTTAACTGGCATGTCATTGTTTAACATTGCTCTAGAAATAGCAAAGTTCTTATTTACAGACATCCATTTGGCAAATTTTGCAATAGAGTCTTCATCATTTGGTCTCAATGCTTCATGTTTTGCACCAAACCGTACTATATTACTATTGTTTGTATCAAAGTAAAGTATCTTACTAGGTTCACGTTTAGAATTTACTGTAGATTCCCCAAAGTAAACCAAACTATTTAAGAACTGAGCATAAGTGAGGTACCCAACATTAACCGGTTCAATTCCATAAGTATTATCAGCAGGTATAGCATCCTTTAATCTAATTTTTCTAGAAGATAAATCAGCAAATACCCTAGCAATAGATGTAGCTAATTCCAAAGGTATTTTATTGGGATTAAGTTTTGCAACATAACCCTCTTCACCAGTAAGTTGATATTTACCAGGTATTATTAAATAAGGAGAACCTGGAGTACCTGTAGCATTTGCTGTAAGTAAATATTCTGACTCTCTAGAAGGATCTATATAAAAAATAGAATTGGTTGCATCTGCTATACCTATTCTCATAGGAGTACCATTAGGAAATACATATTCCCCATCCTTATTCAATTTGAGACCCAAACCCTTTACTAAAGTATTAGAAGTATTAGGTTGATAATTATTATAACCCGGAGTACGTACAATATTACCTGCTGGCACTTTTACATTACCTTTATTTTTAAGTAGTTCTAGTACTAACTTTGTTTTTTCTTTACTTGCGTTTGAAAATGCAAACACTTTATTAGAATAACCTTTATTAGTAATAATGCCTTGTATAGGTAAATATTGAATTAACTCATTTCTTTCTACTTCAGATAAATTGTCCAAAGCTTCAATAGGATTAGATGATTTTAACAGAGTTAAATACTTCTTTTTTGCAGCCTTTTCTTTAGCGTATCCTGATAAATTTTCAATATTATCGCTTATAGTAAAGTCAATAGCAAATTTACTAACATCTGTACTAGGATTATTGATTATAGCATTGAATTTATCATCAGATGCAAGTCTTACTCCCTCTTTGTAGGTATCGTCTTTTGCATAATCCTTTGCTAATTTTGACTTAGGATTAGTAATTTCATAATCTTCATTTTGGCCCTCTTTTAGATTTAGTTCTTGTCTTGGAGAAGCGTCTTCTAAAAGTTTATTTTGTTCTGCAGCTAATTGTGCTAAACTTATTGTGCCACCAGATTTGGATTCAATGTTATAATTTAACAATTCCCCTTGACCAACTTCAATAGGCTTACCATCTTTATCATTTAAAGTATAAACAAAACCGTACTTCTCTGATTTCTTAGTAGCTTTTTTATCTATTGTAAACTCTTTACCATCTTTTGAGATAACTTTATCATTTACATTACTAAAGTCAGCATCTACAGGATTGGGAATACTTTTTGCAATTTCTTCGTCTTCCTTAGTCTTTTTATCTCTCAGATAATTAATTTCGAAGTCTTTATCATCTATTAAATTTTTTATATTACTTCGTTCTTCCTTCGCCGATACTGGTAATTTGTTTAAATCTCTTATTAATTGCTTTTTCTGTGCTTCAGCGATTTCTAATTGAGATCCTGTATCGCCTTCTTTTGCAGAAGTATAAAGACGTAAAGTATCTTCAGATGTGTTTGGATCATTTATAACTGAATCTAAAGACGTTTTATAATCATCACTACTGAAATAATCTTCTACAGCTTTGGTTTTCTTTTCTATCGCTGCTAATTTGTCTTCTATTGCTTTTATTGATGAATAGACTTTTTCTGTTTGAAATCGTTTGTCATACAAACTTTTTACATAATCTTTGTCTGTAGTAAGATCTTTCAATCTTTTTATATCTACTACTTCATCAATCGCATTGTTCGCTAATTGTGCTTGTTTTATTGCATAATCATGTATGTTTGTTATCTGAGAATTACGATTTTCAAAATTAACTGCGTGTTTTATTACAAAATTCCTAGCATCTTCTATTGCCTTTTTTAGTTCATTTTCATCTGCGGCCTTTCTTATAGCATCATACTTTTCATTAAGCGTATCTGTATATTTTACATTACTAGTAAAATTTTCTTCTACAGCTTGTTTTAAATCATTATTATTAGACAATAATGAATTTATTTCACCATTTAGTTTTCTATTTCTAAGATTATTGATTTGTCTATTTGCATCTATTGTGTAGATACTATTTTCAATATTTTGTCTAGTTTGTAACCAAGCTCTTCTTTGTTCCTCAGATTCAAACTTTTTAGGTTTGGGTAAAATTTTATTTATTTTATCCTTTGCATCTTTTTTAGAAGATGAGATAATATCAGCTTCTTCAGTTCTACCTGATTCTCTAAGAGCTCTCTCAAATCTATCTACAGTACTAATTTCAGCTACTTTATTGTTTACTGTAACTACTCTAGAAGAATCGTTTAAAATGTCTACAAACTGCTTATAATCATCTTCTAAACCGTTTTTAGTATTCTGTATATAATCATCTTGATTTCTAAGCTGTTTTAATACAGCTTCAGATATTTCCATTTGATTCTTAGGATCGTATGAGGCTACTCTAGCGAATAAATCTTTATTATCTGTGTACAAAGTATTTAATACTTCAGCTCTAGATTTAATACCGTCATACTGTTGTTGAGTTATGGCACCTTTAGTAAGAGCCATATTCATACCAGCCATCAAAGATTCATATTCTCCAGAAGCAATAAAAGGAACAATAGATCTATCTTCTTTTACTTTGGAATGTACAAATCCCCCAAGTAAACCAGCAATAGCACCCGCTGCTCCTTCTTCCAAAGCCGATTTAAAAGATTCTTTGCTAAATAATTCTGTGCCGAACTTACCTTTACCTATTTCTACATCCTCCGGAGCAATAAACTGATCATATAATACTTCAATAGAATTTTTAGCTTCAGATTGAAGAAATTCTTCTAAGCCTTCTTCAAAAGCGCTACCTACTCCAATTTTATTAGTAGCGGTAAATCTATCTACGGCATTAACTATGTTATTAATAATTCTATTTGATATGCCTCTATCAAACAATTTTGACATATCTCCGCCAGTTTCATTTACTACAGCTTGTGCTGCCATTTTTCCAGATTTTCCTGTAGCCAACCATCTTGTCAAAGCGTTTGAACCAAGTTTTTGTTCAATGACTGTATTAATAGCACCAGTAAGTAAACCAACAGATGCTGCATCTTCTAAACTAAGACCAGCATCTCTAGCAGCTTGATAAGCTTCACCGTAATTTAACACCATACCAGCACCAACCATTGGTAATACTGTAGGAGCGCTTTTAATTGCTTCATTGAGTGTTTTACCTATAGTACCCAAAGTTTCTACATCTTTGCCTGTAGCAGCTAAACCACCAATAAGACTACCAACTCCGGTGTTAGCTATTGCTCTACCTACTCCGGCATAGGAAACCAAGGAAGACATAACATTACCCATAACGTTACTAAAGCTTTCCAAATTATCAAACATACTTTGATCAGCTTCTACGCTAGTCTTACCGTAAGGGGTGTCTCTGGTTATTTCTTCTTGTCGATAATCTGCTAATGCATTTAAACTATCGTATTCTGATTTATAACCTTCACCTTTAGCTAAACTAGAAACAGCTTCTGCAATATCTCCTGCCCCAGCAGCAAAACTGTAAATGCCAGGAAGAATACCATGTAACCCTCTTGCAAAGCTCTCGGTAAATCCCAGTAATGCGTTACTTGTTAATTTTTTAGGTCCGTAGGAATTAATAATTGAAGTACCTGCTAATTCTACTTTCGCCATAGATTCTTTTGTACCAACTACTTGTTTTAAAGTATATTTTCCTGTTTCAGGATCAATAGCTGGAGTAAAATAACTAAATAGTTTAAAACTATCAGGTCTGCTTTCTTTTTCCTTCAGTCCTTTTAATACTTCATCAGTTTTACCTTTCATAACTTTTAAAAAGTTATTTCTAGTATTGCCTTCTGTACCTTCTGCAAAATCTTCAATATCCATTGAATCTTCTTCAGATAAATATCCTAAAGATTTCCTAAGTAATGTGTTACCCAAGAAATCTTCATCTAAATTCAATTCTGATAGACTTTGCTTTTCGCCACCTAATTCATCAGCAGCTATATATTCATCATTCATAATGGAGTTTACCAATGCCACGGATTCTATTTCCTCATTGGCCAATCCTTCATTAAAATTGTTATTTATAATGTTAGGAACAGTATAATAAGAATTATAAGTATTTCTTAATACTTCTAATCCGTTTGGTTTGTTGCTAACTGTATCAAAACGTGGAAACATAATTACATATTTGAATTTGTTCTTCTACTATCAAAAGAAATTGCTGCATGTGATGGTTCTGCTTTAAATGAAGAACTACCACCAAAAATTTTAGCACTGTAAGCATCTTCAAATGCTTTTATTTGTGCAGGATCACTCAAAGCTGGATAACCAATGTTAAGTTCATAATAATCTTCTTCCATTTGATTATCATCTGTATAAGGTCTGTCTTCTAACTTATTACCTATTTTGTGCTTTCCGTTTATACCTTTTTCAAAAAGTATTTTCTTTATGTCATTTGTAGTTAAACTACCATACTTACCTTTATTATTTTCTAAAATGGCATCAATTTCACTTTCTGAAACTAATACTTTACCAGGAACTAAAGGCATTTGTATTAATCCCCCATCACTAACAATACCATAATCTTGTAATCTACCATTTGGTTTCATATAACCTACTTGGATATTAGATACAAGATCACTAATAATGTTACCATAGGACTCTACAAGATCACTTAACTTTTCTTTTCTCTTCGCAATAGAATTATCAAAACCCCAAGTTTTAAAGGTATCCAGAATGCTTTTTTCATTATTTAAAAGAAATTCTTTAGATATTTCTGCTACAGGTATACCTGTGTCATTCATAGGTACCACGTGCGTAAAATCAGTTAATGTGATTCTCTTATTCTTTCCTTTGGGTTCTCCTTTCTTATATATATCCACATCTCTAGAATCAGGAAAATTAGGATCTAACATAATCTTAAATTCTCCTTCTGAGAAAGGAATGGATTGTGAATTTACTAATTCTTTTATTTTTGAAGGATTGTTTGAACCTAAGGCTTCTCTGTAAATGTTTGAATAAAGATTTCTAATATCATCTTCTGTAGGATTGTCACCAATAATGCCTTCAGCTTGAGCTTTATTCAATTCCTTAGCCAACAAGTTGGTTCGTTTTTGTGCCAAACTTGCATCCAATTCCATTACTCTAGATTGAGAAGTCTGAGCGGAGCCTTTTTCTGCAGAAAGTCTTGCATTTAATAATGCAAACTGATCAACTCCAGCTCTATCTCTCCAAGCCTTTTCTCTTGCTGCTGTATAAACTTGTTGCACAAAAATATCTCTAGCTTGTTCAGGATCAACTCCAGCAGAAATCATAGTTCTCATATGCATTTGTGCTTGAGGGGTAGCAAGAATCTCACTCAAATGAGAATCTACTTGTGCTTTAGTTCTATCTGCAGATACTCCATGATATAAATATCTACCATCGCTACCCATATCGCTAGGTTTAAGATCATTTACATACGGATCTACTAGATCATTTACAGATTGATATGCTATTGGGGATATATCTTTGTATAGACCTTGAGTAGTAGTATCCCAATTGGTAAAGTTTCTATCATGCCATAATGGGTTATATTTACCAGAAGCTATTAAAGCTTGTTTGGCTTTGTTATATGCTTCAAAATTAGCTGCACTTTGTCTTAATGCTGAAAGTTTAGCTCTATCTACATTATTTATTGCAGATTGTAGAGCCATCTGCCATTCCATACTTTTAATGGCCTCA